GAGGAGTATTAGGAACTGTATTAGAAGCTAAAAATAGATTAAATCAAGCTGAAAGAGATAGCTTATATGAAGGAAGAGTAAATCCAATAGCAACATTCCCAGCAACTGGAGTTTGTATTTGGGGTCAGAAAACACTTCAAGTAAGACCTACAGCTTTAGATAGAATTAATGTTCGTAGATTACTAATTACACTTAAGAAATTTATCGCAAGTTCTTCTAAATTCTTAGTATTTGAACAAAACACACTTCAAACTAGAAATAGATTCTTAAATATAGTTAATCCATATTTAGAATCAGTACAACAAAGACAAGGATTATTTGCTTTTAGAGTAGTAATGGATGAAACAAATAACACACCAACAGAAATCGACAGAAATAGATTAATTGGTGCGATTTATTTACAACCAACTAAAACAGCTGAATTCATAGTACTTGACTTTAACGTATTACCAACAGGAGCTACATTCCCTGCATAAAAAGTTAAAAAGTAATATATTTATAACGGAATAAAAAACAAAATAAAAAGATGGCAATATTAAACACAAACGACATGATGTACACAGCATTCGAACCTAAGTTGCAAAACAGGTTTGTAATGTTCATCGATGGAATTCCAGCATTTTTAGTAAAAAAAGTTGGTAGACCAAATATTCAATTTGGAGAAGTAACTCTTGATCACATTAACGTGAAAAGAAAAATCAAAGGAAAAGCTGATTGGCAAAACATCACAGCTGAACTTTATGATCCAGTAACACCTTCAGGTGCTCAAGCAGTAATGGAATGGGTTCGTTTGTCACACGAGTCAGTTACAGGTAGAGATGGTTATTCTGATTTCTATAAAAAAGACATTAGATTTAACGCATTAGGTCCTGTAGGTGATGTAGTTGAAGAATGGATTTGTAAAGGAGCTTATTGTTCACAAGCAAATTTTGGAGAAGCTGACTGGTCTTCAGACACACCAATGAATATTTCTATCACTATTAGAATGGATTACGCCATCTTAAATTACTAATAGTAGTAAATTATATAGAAAAAGAGCGCCTATTTTGGCGCTTTTTTTGTTTCTCTATATATGTATATCTGAACTAGTTTTAATAAATAAATAACGTTATGGAACAAACACAACAACCAGTACAACCAACACAACCACAGTATTCTTTTCCTACCGAAGAAGTTACATTACCTTCAAAAGGTTTACTTTATCCTGAAGGATCTCCTTTAAGATCAGGTAAAATCACAATGAAATATATGACTGCTAAAGAAGAAGACATTTTAACTAACCAAAACTACATAAAAAATGGTACAGTAATTGATAAATTACTTCAATCATTAATTGTAGATATGACTAAAGTTGAAGATCTATTAATAGGAGATAAAAATGCTGTATTAGTTGCAGCTCGTATTTTAGGTTATGGACAAGATTACACTTTTAAGTATCCACATCCAGAAACAGGTGTAGAAGAAGAAATTTCAGTTGATCTAACAGAAGCTGATGATAAAGTAATTGATGAAAGTAAAATGGTAAATGGTCAAAATGAATTTGAATTTGAATTACCAACATCAAAACTACTTATTACGTTTAAACTTTTAACACAAGCTGATGAAAAATTAATTGATCAAGAATTAAAAGGTCTTAAAAAAATTAATAAAAATTCATCACCTGAATTAACTACACGTTTAAAACATGTAATACAATCAGTAAATGGTGATCGTACACAAAAAACAATTAGAGAATTTATTGATAATAGATTTTTAGCAAGAGATTCTAGAGCATTTAGAGCATATTTAGACAATATCATGCCTGATATTGATTTAACATTCGATTTAACTTTTGACGATGGGGCAGTTATCGAAGATGTAACAATTCCTATCGGTGTCGGCTTTTTTTGGCCTGACGCCTCAGTATAGGAATATCCTATTTAGTCAATTGCATGATCTGGTGTACCATGGCGGCGGTGGATTCATACACTCAGAAGTATACAACATGCCTGTTTGGCTAAGACGCTTTCACATTACTAAGATTAATGAACATGTGGAAAAACAAAACAAAGAGCAAAGAAAAGCTCAAGGAAATGAACAAGTAGGGGATGATAAACAGGTTTTAGGACCCAATATTAACCCGTCATCAACATATAACTTTTAAGTAAGGGCATCATAGATGCCTTTTCTTTTTTCATATTTATACATGAATAATATACATTATGGCTAACGGAAACGAAAAAATAGACAAAGAAGATTTAAAGATTGCAAGGGAACGGTTAGATGTCCAAAGAGAACTAGCAGGACTAAAAAATAAATCAACTTCTGATGAAAAATTTAATTTAAGTATAGCTAATCAATTAGTTGGTATTGCTCAAAACCAATTAGATATTGAAAAAGAAAGAGAAGCCCTTACAAGAAAATCAAAAGATGTAACAAATGACCTATTAAAAGCAGAAAAAAATAGGGATCGTATTCTCCAACAAATAAATAAAGATAAAAATGAATCTAATAAATTATTAAAAGAAAATTTAGATTTAAGTGACAAGATAATAGCTGATTTAAAAAAAGAAGAATTATCTGTTAAAAAAATAGAAAATGCTTTCGGTTTAACAGGTAAATCCTTAGGTGTAATAAATAAATTATTAGGTGGTGCAATTCCTGGTCTTGATAAAATTGAAATCAAAACAAGAGAAAGATTAGCTAAATTAGAAAGAGAAGGAAAACTTTTAGAGGGCTCTGCAGGTAAAATGCAAGGCTTTGGAGTACAAATATCAGAAGTAGGTAAAACTATAGGAAATAATATACTAGATCCTTTAGTATTAGTAAAAGCAGGATTAGATTTTAGTCAAGATATAGCAAATTTTAGAAGAGATTTTGGTCTATCTAGAAATGAAGCAAAAGATTTAAGAGAGGAAGCATCATTAATAGCAAGTGAAACAGGTAATACAGCTATACAATCTGCAGATGTTCTTAAAACAATAACTGAATTAAATAAACAATTCGGTGCATCTTCAACAGTATTAAGAAAAGACATAGTAGCTGAAATGTCTAGATTAGGAAAATTAACAAATCTATCAGCTGAGGCACAAGCTAATTTTGCAAGATTTGCAAATATATCAGGAAAAAGCGCAGCAACAATTACTACAGAAACTAGACGAGCAGTAGTAAATGCAGAACAAGAAAGAGGTCTTAGAGTAAACATAAACCAAACATTAGATGAAGCGGGTAAAATAAATGGTCAAATAGCAGCTCAATTAGAGGGAAATGTAACTAAAATTTCACAAGCAATTACAGTTGCTAAACAATTTGGAATGACCCTAGAAGGAGTTGCCGCAGCAGGAGCCCAATTATTAAATTTTGAAACATCTATTAGTAATGAATTAGAAGCAGAATTATTATTGGGTAAACAAATTAATTTAGAAAGAGCAAGACTAGCGGCACTAACAGGTGATTATGAAACTTTAACAAGAGAAATTAATAAAAACATTGGTGATTTTGGTGATTTTACTAAAATGAATGTTATACAACAAGAAGCATTAGCAAAATCTGTTGGAATGACTGCTAATGAATTATCTGATGTTTTACTTAAAAATGAAAATATTGAAGCTTTAGCTCAAGAAGCTAGATTAGCAGGAGATGAAGATTTAGCTAAACAATTAGAAGCTAGAAGTGCACAAGAAGATTTTAATGATGCTGTTGCAAAATTAAAAGGATTATTTACTGATATAGTAGGGGGTCCATTATCAGGAGTTTTAGATGTATTTGGTAGTATATTAAGTACTGTAGGGAGCATAACTAAGTTCTTAAGAATAGGATCAGGAGGACTTAGTGATTTTATTATAAAAGGTTTAGTTTTTGCAAAAGTATTAGGACCTATAATATCAGGTTTTAAAACTATACAAACACTTATGGCTAGTATAAAGGCTTCACAAATAGGTATTAATGTAGCTCGAAAATTAGGACTAATTACCCAAAACCAATCTAACAGAGCAAAAGCTAGACAAAATATTTTGCAAATAGAGGGTATGACAACTGAAAAATTATCTAACTTTCATAAAAATGCTGGATTAGGTACTTTAATAAAACAAAATATACAAAAAGGTATTGGAAATGTAAGAGATGGAATAGGAAAAGGTTTAATTATTGGTAAAAATATTTTACAGGGAAGTTTTAATACCTTAAAAGGAACAGAATTAGGATTACAAGCAGCAAGTAATAGAAAAGGAGTATTTGGTTTGTTAAGATCAGCAGGTCAATTTGTATTAGGTATGTTTAGTGCAGGAACAAAAGCACCCTTCCCCGCAAATATAATTTTACCTTTTATATTGGGGGGAATAGCAGGAGCTATAGGAGCATCTTTAGTATCTAAATTTAGTAAGGGAGATGATATTATGTCTCCAGGATATGGAAAAAGAGTATTATCAATGCCCGAAGGAGCAATAGCATTAAATAATAATGACACTGTTGTAGCAGGAACCAATTTAGGGGGAGGTGGAAATACATCTTCACCAACAGTAAACTTTGATACAAGTAAATTAGAAGGATTAATGGAACAAAATATAGCTATGAATGCAGAAGTAGCAAAAAGAACAGGAGCTGAATCTTTATGGAGTAAAGGTAATGAAAGTTTAGGCAATAAAGCAAATACAGACTTAAAATATGGAAATATAGATAAAGGATTTTCATAAAATTAAAATAAAATATATTTATAATAAAATAAAATAATTATGGGATTAAAAGATTTAAAATCAAATTTAGACTTACTAGGGGGTTTTGGTAATGAAGGAGGAACCTTAGGTGATATGGAAAACTTCAAACCAACAGGATTTCAAAAAGGCACTGATGCTGCATCACAAGCACATATTGATAGCTTAGCAGCTGTTCCAGGAGGCACACAAAATTCACCTCATCAAGATTTAAATATAGATGTAACTACAGAAACACCACAAGCATTTCAAAGAGAATTAGATGTAGCAGATCAAGCACATAAAAGTTCTTTAGCACTAGTACCTGGGGGAGACAGTAATTCACCATTCCAAGATTTAGATGGAAATCCAGGACCACAATTTCAAAGAGAATTAGATGCTGCTGATCAGGCACATAAAGATTCTTTACAAGAAGTACCTGGTGGTTCACAAAATTCACCATTTCAAGATTTAGATGGTATGCAAGGACCTCAATTTCAAAAAGGAACAGATGTAGCATCACAAGCGCATGTTAGTAGTTTAGCTGTTGTTCCTGGTGGTTCACAAAGTTCACCTTTCCAAGATAGAAATAATGGTGCAACACCTGGACAGTATGTAAATAATATGCCAAACTAAAATTAAATGGCTTTAAAAAAATTAGTAACAGACTTAACCCAAGGGTTAGAAGCATATCCTAATCATAATACTTCCGCAGACACTGGTGGTTTTAATTATGGTTCAAGTACTTCTGTGTTTGATACTAAAGTTTTTAATCAAAGATCTTATGGATATACAAATCCTCTTTCTAGACAGGATAATCCTTCACCTTTAATTCCCCAAATATTACCTGGAGTAGATCAAGAACCAGAAAATTCTATATTATATTTAGATGATTCACCTGATGGTTTTATAAGAGGAGGAATTTTAAATGCACAAAAAAGAGCAGCATATGATACTATAAGAATGAATAGATTTTTTGAAACAGGAGAAGGAATTTCTTTTATTACAAATCAACAATCTCTTCAAAAAACAAACCCAATAATTCAAGAAGGAGGAGGTAATATAAATAACGTATTTGAAGACATATTATCTATGGGTATGGGAGTAACAATGACTTCTGCTAATACAAATAGAACCTTTAATCACGAAAATTTAATCAAACAAATATCTGAAGGAGGATACACAGGTAATTATTATAATAGGGCAGGAAAAAATCCAACAATACAATCTGAAGAACAAAATAAATATGCACAGATACACAGATTAGGAAGAAAATTTGATGCTAATACAATAGGTGTTTTTTCTAAACATGCTGGTTTAGAAAGTGGAAATAGATTAATAGGTTTAGGAAAAAAATTACAAGTAGGTGTGGGTGGAATGTTTAATATAGATCATCAAACATCCTTAATGGCACAAAATAATAACTTAGGATTTGATGTTGGAACATTACTAGATACTTTTAATACTGTAAAAGATGGTATTACTAGTTTATTTAATAACCCCCTAGAAGCTTTATCCCAACCAGGAGAATTTAGTGAAAATCAAAATATAGGTTTTAATCCTGGTGAAAATGTAATTTATCAATATAGTGGGGGACCGGGTTCAACATATGGAATAGGAGACACTATATTATATCGTTATGAAAGAACATCGGGAAATTATGATCATCAAGGACATCCTTTATCTATAAACCAATATTTTTTAGATAAAGGTCATACTTTATATAAATTAGACGGTAACGAAATAGTTAGTTTTTATAATGAAGATGGTACTTTTAATACAGGCGCTGGTTTAAATTTCTTAGCAGATGTAGCTAATGATAATTTCTTTGGGGGGAATAATATATTTGGAGGTGGTGGTTTACTTAGTTCAGATAATATATTAGAAGGATTAGGAAACCAATTATTTGGTTCTGACACAACAGACTTTATAATAGATTTATTTGATGGGGGTGGTGTAAATATGCCTGGCCAACCACAAAAACCAAAACCTATATTATCTTATAGAGTAGGTAAATATCAAAACAGATCAGGAAAATTATTTGATAGTCCCTTATTTACATTAACAGGTGGAGGAATAGGTAGTGAACCTAAACCTGGTTTTATTAGACATAAATATACTAAACATTCATCATCTTCTATAATGGAGGGAAGTAATAAACCTGATGATGTTATAACTGAATTAAGCTCTAATGATAAAAAAGTTATAGGTTTAGCTACTAATAAAGTACTTTCATTTTCTCCCGATAATCCTTATTACACTACAGGTGCTACTGATTTATATAAACCAACTAAAACTAATATATCTGAAGAAGGTAGAAGAAGATTCGATGAAGGTGACATAAGTGGTTTACCAAATGAAAATACTATAACTAATCATTATTATTCTAATATATTAAAACAAAAAGTTACAAATTTGGATGATGGTGATAGAAGATATATTCAAGAAGAAAGAATAGGAAAAGGAAACCCAGGATCCTTTTTTGAAGGAAAAAATCAAAATAATTATACTGTAACTGCAAGTTTATCAGATAGAATAGATAAAATTAACGCATTAGACATTCATGATGCAACAGATACTTTTGATAGTGTTTTATATAGAGATTTAGTTAGATTTAGGTTTGAAGCTATGAAAACAGATGAACCAGATCAAGTAGAAGTAATGGCTTTTAGAGCATTCTTAGATGATTATGGAGACAGTTATAGTGCTGCTTGGAATAATTTTAAATATAATGGTAGGGGAGAAGATTTTTACACTTATGGTGGTTTTAAAAGAGATGTAAATTTTTCATTTAAAATAGCAGCTCAAAGTAGATCAGAAATGATGCCTTTATATAGAAAATTAAATTATTTATGTACAACATTAGCCCCTGATTATGCGGATAATGGTAGAATGAGAGGTTCTTTTATAAAAGTTACTGTAGGAGCAATGTTAGATAGAGTACCTGGATTCTTAACTTCTATTAATTTAAAATGGCAAAAAGATTATCCTTGGGAAATAGCAATAGGAAACCCTGAAGGATTAGAAACAGACATGCATGTTTTACCACATGTTTTAGATGTAAGTTGTAATTTCACTCCAATACACGATTTTGTACCAAGAAAATCTATTTCAGATTCACCATTCTTTGGTAGAACGGGGGGAGATGCTAGAGGATGGGATGGAGATTCTGCTACAAGTGCTAAAAATGCCTTAGATAATATTATAAATAAATAATAATGGCTAATAGACTAAATAAAATACAAGTAAAAACAGATTTAGACACAAATAATAGATATTATAAAAACATAGAATACCCCTC